AAAACGTAACGGGTACACTGACTTTAGGTAATCAATACGTATCTTTACCAAATGATTGGTTATCTGCGTTCTCATTAGCCGTTATAGATTCATCTGGCAACTATAATTACCTTTTAAACAAAGACGTCAACTACATCCGTCAAGCTTATCCAACTTCTACATCTACAGGTTTACCACAACATTATGCGTTATTTGGTAACCAATATGGAAATTTAGATGCTTTATCATTGATTTTAGGACCAACACCAGATAATAATTATCAAGTAGAACTTCACTACTATTACTATCCACCTACTATTGTTCAAGGTCAAATTACTGGCTTTAATGCTATTTCAGGTGGTTCTTTGTATACTCCTGGAACATATACCGAAGTAGCTTTAACAGGAGGCTCAGGATCTGGTGCTACAGCTAATATTGTAGTGAATTCTTCAGGTGCAGTAGCTTCAGTCACACTTACAAATGGTGGTCAATTCTACACATTAACTGATGTATTAAGTGCATCTAATTCAAGTTTAGGTGGTTCTGGTTCTGGATTGCTTATTCCAGTAAATACAATCTCTAACGTCAATGGCACATCATGGTTAGGTGATAACTATGATCCAGTACTTTTATATGGCTCTATGCGTGAAGCTATGTTATTCCAACGTCAAGAACCTGATGTTATTAAGAACTACGAAGAAAAATATCAAGAAGCTATCCAACAACTTAATCGTCTTGGTACAGGTCTTGAAAGAGGTGATGCATACCGTAATGGTCAGGCTCGTATGAAGGTTAATCCATGATCGTTCAAACCGCTTGTACTGTATTTGAATACAATATGCTTCAAGGAGCAGAGAACTTCTCTCCTACAAGCCCATATGTATATAAACTAGCTTTATATAATGCTAATGCAAACTTAGGCAATACTACCACTGCTTATACCACAGTTAATGAAGTTACAGGCACAGGTTATACAGCTGGAGGCATAGTTTTAACACCTACCATAGCTTATGATAACCAAAGTAATACTTCTTATTTGACATTCAATAATGTCACTTGGAGTCCTGCAAGCTTTACATGTAGGGGTGGTTTAGTTTATAATAGCACTACTGGTGCAGCTATATTTGTGCTAAATTTTGGTTCAGACAAGATCTGTACATCTAGCTTTACAGTCACTTTTCCCACTAGCAATTCTTCAAATGCCGTGTTGAGAATATCTAGTTCTATTGCAACTTAAGGAGTTTTTATGTTAAAAGAATCACAAGGATTTGGAGATCAAGCGGTTATTAGTCTTGGTGCTAATGCTATTTCCAATGAATCAGTAGGTATTGAAGGACATTACGTAGTTGAATGTCGTGATGCTAATGGTAATTTAAAATGGGAAGAACAGTTTCCTAACCTAGTAAATGCTGTTGGTAAACAACTTCTTCTAAACACTTTACTTACTACATCTGGTACATACACTACAGTAGGTCCATTCTTAGGTCTTATTTCAGGTGCATCACCAACATTTGCAGCATCAGATACAATGACATCACACGCTGGTTGGACAGAATTTACTGCTTATACAGTAACTGGTTCAGCAGTGCGTGGTACAGCAGTATTTGCTACAGCTACATCAACAGGTACTTCACCTTCTAACGTTACTACATCAACAGCAACTGCAATCACATATACCATCACAGGTGCAGGTGGTACAGTAGGTGGTTGTTTCTTAGTAACTGGCTCTGGTGCTACAAGTACTTTAGGCAATACGGGTGGTATATTATATTCAGCTGGTGCTTTCTCTGTAGCTAAAGTTACAACTGCTGGTGATACTGTCTCGGTAACGTACTCAACTACTGCAACCTCTTAAGGAGCTTAAATGGCTCTTGTAGTCAAGGATAGAGTCCAGGAAACTACCACGACTAGTGGTACGGGTACGCTTACGCTTAATGGAGCAGTGCCTGGTTTCCAATCCTTCACGACTATTGGTAATAACACCACTTTCTACACGATCTATGACAACATAGCTCAAGCATGGGAGGTGGGTCTTGGTACAGTTACAACTGGATCTCCAAATCAACTAGCTCGTACAACCGTTTTATCAAACTCCAACGGAACAACCACGGCAATCCCATTAGTGGGAAATAGTTCTTCCGTATTCGTTACATATCCAGCAGAAAAATCAGTTAATCTTGACGCTTCAGGCAATGTTTCCCCATTAGGCACAATAGCCTCAGGAACATGGCAAGGAACGACTGTAGGCGTATCTTATGGTGGTACTGGGGTCACATCATCATCTGGTATTAACTCTGTTGTTTTGCGTGATGCTAATTCAAATATCACAGCAAATAATGTTTTAGCTGGATATGCTGCTACAGTCTCTACTGCATCTACAACTGTTTTAACAGCCGCATCTGCATATATCCAAAGACTTACAGGTTCTACAACCCAAACATTTCAACTTCCAGATGCTACTACTTTACCTAATGGTGCTGCATTTATATTTGATAATGATGCTGGCGGTCTTTTAACAATTGTAAATAATGCTTCTGCAACTGTAGATACAGTACCATCTGGTGGTGCTGATTTTATATATTTAATTTCTAACTCAACGACTGCGGGTACATGGACTAAATATGCGTTCTTACCAGGTGAGTTTGACTTTAGTGCAACAAATGCATCTTTTAATAATGCTACGATTACTAACGCAGTATGGAATGGTACAGCTATAGCAGCAGGTTATGGTGGTACAGGTCTTACTACATTTGGCTCGTCTAACTATGCACTTTATTCCACCGCACCTAATGCATTAACTGCAGGCACACTTCCTGTAGTTGCAGGCGGAACAGGACTTACATCTTTAACTGCGGGTTATGTGCCATATGGTAATGGTACAAACGCATTTAGTAACTCATCTACATTTACCTATAACGGAACCACAGTCACAGCTCCTGCTTTTGCAGCTAATGCTACGATTACAGGTTCTTTAAATGCTGGTGCATTTAGTTATGGAACACTAGGATATTCTGATTCAAACATCTTTGCATCATTTACTTCCTCTGTAAATTCCTATAATCAGATTGTTTTACAAAATACCAATTCTGGTAACACTGCTTCTACAGACTTTATCGTAAGTAATAACTTAGCTACATCAGCCGCATACTTTGGTGACTTTGGTATTAACAGTAGTGGCTTTTCAGGAACAGGTGCTTTAGGTGCTGCCAATAACGTCTATTTATACTCACAAGGTACAGATTTAGCTATTGGTACAGGGTCTTCTAACTCTATTCACTTTGTAACCAATGCTAACTCAGCTGATGCTATTACAGTTAATCCAAGTAATGCGGTAGCGTTTAACGGATCTTACGGAACATCAGGCTACATTCTTCAATCCAACGGATCAGGCACACCTCCAACTTGGGTATCCAATACCGCTGGCTTAACTATTACTTCTACTACAAGTAATACAAATTATAATGTAGGCTTTCAGTCGGCTTCTAGTGGAACTACAACAGTAGATTACATAAATACAAGCTTTACTGCCAATCCATCTACTGGAGCTTTAACAGCACCTGAAATTGTTGCCTCTAATGGATTAGTAATTAATGCAAATACTGTCAATACAAGTTATACTATTGCGTCAGGTCAAAACGCTATGAGTGTTGGCCCTATAACAGTTGCAACAGGTAAATCAGTCACAGTTCCATCAGGTAGCCGATGGGTAATATTATAAGGTAAATTATGGCAAGTATAATTTCAGCAGGAACATCATCAGGCACAGCATTAAACATGACTGCGGATACTAGCGGTCAATTACAGTTAGCTACAGGTGCATCAGCTACTACTGCAATTACTATAGATACATCACAGAATGTAGGGATTGGTACAAGTAGTCCTAATAGCAAATTGCAAGTAAGTGGAACTGCGGAAATTGATGGTAAATTAACTATTAGCCCATCTGCCAATACTACAGTTCTTGATATTGAAAATCCAGGAAATCGTTCATGGTTTTTGGATACATCAGGAAATAACTTAACTTGGTATTCAAATTATGATAGTCATACTAATCCAATTTTAGCTATGGCTTCTAATAGTTCTGGTGGTAATGTGTTAGTGGGAACTACAACAGCACTAGGTAAATTTACACTTAAATCATCTGGAAATACATCTGGTACAAACACATTAAGTATTTCAAATAGTAGTGGAACAGAATTATTTTATATTAGAGATGATGGTGCTATGAGAACAGGGCAGGGCAGTCAATCACCTTATAACTATACTGCTGCTGTTAGTGCAAATGCTTTTATAAATACTGATGGAACATTACTTCGTGCTACATCATCATTAAAATATAAAAAAAATGTTCAAGACGCATTATATGGATTATCAGATGTACTTAAATTAAGACCAGTAACATATCAAGGTTTAAGTGCAGTTGATGGTGACAAATTTTATGGTGGGTTAATTGCAGAAGAAGTAGATAAAATAGGATTAACACAATTTGTACAATATGCAGAAGATGGAACTCCAGATGCTTTAGCTTATGGAAATATGGTTTCACTTTTAACAGCAGCAATCCAAGAACAACAAACCATCATCAATGACCTAAAAGCAAGAATAGAAACACTAGAAGGAGCTAAATAATGGCGCAAATTAGCATAGCTGGAGATACCTCAGGCAGTATTACAATAGCTGCTCCAGCAGTATCAGGAACTAATACAATTACATTGCCTGTAGGTACAGGAACAGCCACAGTTGCTGGTGTAAATTCTAATATTGTAGCAGGCACAACAGTAGCATCTACATCTGGAACTAGCATTGATTATACTAGCCTTCCTTCATGGATAAAAAGAATTACCATAATGTTTAATGGGGTTTCATTAAGTGGAAGTGCTAACTTATTAATACAAATTGGTACTGGTGGTACACCTACAACATCAGGATATAGTTCAACATCTAGTTATGCTTTAGCATCTGGTTCTGCATCAGGCGGTGTATCATCTACTGCTGGTTATATTATGTATATTGCAACAGCTTCTTATGTATTTAGTGGGCATATAGTTTTAACCAATGTTTCTGGAAATATTTGGGTTTCGTCAGGTCTTATTTCTAACGTCACAACAACACCATATACAGGACAAACAGCAGGAACAGGAACATTAGCTGGTACATTAAATATGGTAAGAATTACAACATCTAATGGAACAGATACATTTGACGCTGGTTCAGTAAACATATTATATGAATAAGGAATTAGCATGAGCATGATTTTAGATGGCAGTAACGGAGTCACGTTTAACGACTCATCTTTACAAGGAGCCGCAGCATCACCTTATGTGATTAAGAACCGTATTATAAATGGTGCTATGCAAGTATGGCAAAGAGGAACAAGTTTTAGTGGAAATGGATATACAGCTGATAGATGGTATGCTGGTAATAGCCCAACTGCGGTAACTCAATCTACCGATGTTCCTACAGGGTTTCAGTATTCTTTAGATATTACAGGTGCAAATCATCTTATCAATCAAAGAATAGAATCATATAATATTTTAGATACTTATGGACAATCATTAACAGTATCATTTTGGGCAAAAAGTGTAAGCGGAACTAATACATTATCAGTTCAAATTGGAACTCCAAGTGCTTTAAATAATTTTGCTACACAAAACGTAGAGCAAACTTCGTCTGCTATAACTATTTCATCTACATGGACTAAATATACTGTTAATTTTAGCTCTTTATCATCATCTGTATCTAATGGTGCTTTTATTTATATTTATAGAAATGGCTCAACTTCAACAGATGAGACTAGGTTTACAGGTGTCCAACTAGAAATAGGCACATCAGCAACACCGTTTGAACGCAGACTTTATAATCAGGAATTGGCTAATTGTCAGAGGTATTATCAACAATACAATAGTTTTACTGCTTTTTTTACATATGCTCAAGGTTACACACCAACTACTACTTCTTGTTTATTTATTCAACCACTACAAGTATATATGAGAACAACGCCATCATTAGTGACTTCTGCATCCGCTACATTTCAAATATTGCAATTTTCTTCAACTGCAACTGTTAGCGTTGTAGCTTTAAATACTGTTACCCCATTTGCATTAACTTATTCAACAACAAATAGCTCATTAACCGTTAATACATTAGCAACCCTAAGGGATGCTGGAAGTAATAATTCATATATTGCTGCAAATGCGGAACTATAATGGCATATAAAATACAAAATAATTTAACTGGAATAATTATTATCAAAAACAATGATGATGGTTCTATTACGTCTTTTGGGGAATGGGTTGATAACACAGACTACCAAGCCTACCTAAAATGGCTTGAAGAAGGTAATACGCCAGAACCAGCAGATGAGGTAGTATAGTGTTTGGGTATGCCGCATTTGCTCAACCACCTTATGCATCTTTAGGTGGTAATGCTTATTCTCTAAACCTTACAGAGAATATTAATATGGCTGATACAAATAGCCAAGCATTTGTATTTAATCAATCTGTGACAGAAAATGTCAACATGGTGGATATTAATGCGTTAGGTGGACAATTCTACGAAAGTTTAAATGAATTCCTTACTATGGCTGATTCAAATAGTGAAGTGAGTACTTTTGGTCAAACCATATCAGAAAACGTTACTATGAACGATTCTGAGAGTATTACAGCCCAATTTGCAGTCTCTGATACAGAGAATATTACAATGGCTGACACTTATGCTGTTTACTTTGCCGCATTAGATTCTATTACCGAGAATTCTACATGGGCAGATGTGATTGCAATTTCAGCTCAATTCCAGTCATCTATTACTGAAAATAGCAATTGGAACGATACACCTACGATTACTGCTCAATTTAAGTCTAGCATCAGTGAAAACATTACTGTAGGTGAAATTGAAACAGCAAGTGCAGGATTTGTATCAAGCGTAGCTGAAGCAATTAGTTTAGCCGATATAGAATCTATCATTAGCGTATTCTTTGCTACCATTTTTGAAAACTTTGGTGCTAATGACTCTAATACAGTACAAGCTAACTTCTTAGATACTATTTCTGAAAATATAGGAGTACAAGATGTGCTTTCAATAAAAGCCAACTTTATAGCCTCTGTATTTGAAAATATAGGTATTTTAGACCTTCTTATCCAACGTGGATGGATCACAATAGATGATCGTGACATTATTACTTGGAATGCTGTAAATAACTCCAATACAACTGGCTGGGTGCTTGTAAATAACACAGATTTAAACACTTGGACATTGGTAAATAATTCACAATAAAGTATAATATAGGCTTAATTTAAAGGAAATAATCATGGCAGAAACCTACTCAACCTCGTTAAAAATAACCCTAATCGGTGACGGTGATCAAGCGGGTACATGGGGTGATACAACCAATACAAACTGGAACCTTGTAGAACAAGCTATTACAGGTGTTGATGGTATTTCTATGCCAGCATCCAATACTTATACCCTTACCAACCTTAATGGTACATCTGATGATGCTAGAAATATGGTGCTTGTAGTAGGTGGATCTCCAACAACTGCTTCTACGATCATAGCTCCTTTAGTCAATAAATTCTATATCATCACCAACAATACAAACTATAACCTCACCATGTCAGCTTCTGGTGGTTCAGTATCTCTTGTTATTCCACCTTTAACTACCGCTCAATGTTATTGTGATGCTTATAATGTATCTGGTACAGGAACAGGTTTTTACTCAGCACAAACAGGATCTGCGGGTAATTTTACAATCAATGGCAATTTAACCGTATCTGGTAATGTAACTGAGACAGGTAATTTCTTAGCCGCTGGTGTTCTTGGTGCTTATAAAGCCGCTTCCTTTGTAGGTGGTATTAGTAACGGATCTGGTGCATCAGGTACGACTTTAAATGTCACCGCAGTAAACTCTGGTGTCATATTTATTGGTCAACGTGTGACAGGCTCAGGCATATCCTCAAATACAGAAATCACAGGCTTTGTTTCAGGTTCTGGCGGTACAGGAACTTATACTGTAAACAATACACAATTAGTAGCTCCAAGTACAACTATGACAGGACTTGCTGGTGCAGTAGCCACCACACCTCCTGCGGGTGATAATTCAGTTAATATTGCTACCACTGCTTATGTAGTATCTCAAATTACTGCTACTCCAGCTGGATCTATTTCAAATCCAGGTGGCTGGTCAGTAACACCTACAGGTACAACTTTATATTTTAATTACAATGGCACTAATGTGGCTAAATTAGACTCATCAGGAAATTTAACAGTTAAAGCTTCAGTAACTTCTTACGGAACTGTATAATGTCAGCAAATATTGGTAATGGTAATGTAACTTTTGGAGATGGCACCTCATTATCTAGTGCTAATTTGCCCTATGCAAATGTTACAAACCCAAGTACAAAATTGAGTCAATTCACTAATGATTTAGGTAACTATGAAAATTGGGTTACAAGTGTAAATACTAGTGGTGTAGGTGGAGCATCCAATCCTCATGTTAATTTTACTTGGAATGGATCTCAAATTGGTTTGCAAGTATCTAATTGTAATTGTAATTGTTATTGTAATTGCTAAAGGAAAATAAATGTCAACGCAATTAACAAATGGATCAGTTGTATTTGGAGACAGTACCACACTAAGCACTAATACAGTTGCTCAAGGCTCTATTACTGGTGTTCCAACTTTATTAAGTCAATTTACCAATGATTTGGGTAATTATGGTGGTTGGTTAACAGCAAGCAATATAGATACTACTACAGTAGCTTATTGGAATAGTAGTTCCCCATCTGATGCACAAATACTTGTAGGATGGAATGGATCTACATTATATCCATATTCTCCAAATTGTAATTGTCAGTGTAATTGCTAAAGGTTATCTATGTCAACGCAGCTCACAAATGGTAGTATAGTTTTTGGTGATGGAACTACATTATCAAGCTCAACTTTTGCATGGACACAAGTGGCAGGAAGACCAACCAAACTAAGTCAGTATACTAATGATTTAGGTAATTATGCAGGTGCATTAAGCATAAGTAATTTTAGTGTAGGAAACTGCGGTAATGGTGGTAATCTTCCATTTGGTGCTTGGTATTGGTATGATACTGGTGGTGGCGTATATGGAATAGGAACGAATAATTGTAATTGTAGATGTAATTGTTAAAAGGATAATATATGGAATTTTTAAAGCTAACAACAAATAGAACTATCACAAAAAATGAGATTAGTATTTCAGGTGATACTCTAACTATATCAATCACCGATACAACAAACTCACAAAGTATTGCTGATATTAATTTTTCAGGCACTTTTAGTTTGTCTAATATTGTTTCTAAATATGGCCAAGATCATGGATGTATAGCATTTTATCCAGAATCTTTATGGAAAAGTGATACACCTATTCAAATGGTTGAAACTACACAACTCTCATTTCCGAATAGAGTCAATCCTAACGAAACATATACAAGCGTACCTACTACAGAAGGTAAACAATTATCAGGAAGTCCATTTTCTGTCATTAGTAACAATTATGGTTCTTATGCATTTTTATACATTTTAACTCCTTCAGCAAACTGTACAATAGATGAAATCACTATAGTGTATCGTGATTCTCCAAATGCTTCTGTTACAGTAAATGGTTCAACACCATCTGCTTTATCTATTACATCAATGAAAAATTACCTTGATGCTTGGTTACCTGTATCACTTGCAGGTGAATCTAGTTTAACAGCTGGTCAATCTACAACTTATACAGTCAATGCTCCTAAAAACACTACTGTATTTCTTTCAGCAGATAATGGCGTATTAAATAGAAGTCGTGCTATAAATGGACAAACATTCCAATTAAATACACAAGGCTTAAATGCAGGTGAAGTAGTTACCATTAAAATGGGCTATAAATATTGGGCTGGAGTATCTACAAAAACTGTAACGCTTGTATAGGAATTTAAATGAGCTTATTAAAACTATGGGCAACTAATATCATTTATGAGCCAATAGCACCTGAAGTAACACAAGAATTTTTAACTGATTTAATTAATATTGGATTTGAATATGAGGCATCAAGACCTGAAGCTCATGTTCCTGTAGCTATGCGTAAATCTCCAGAAGTATCTTATAACTTATTGTTAGATGATAGAGAATCATGTCAAAAATTTAAACAAATGCTTAAATCACGCATGATTGAAATGGCAAAAGCAGAAAACTTTTATGATCCAGAAAATGTAGAATTTGAAGCCACAACAGCTTTAAGAAAGTTTGGTCCTGGTGAATTTGCTAAAACCCATGTACATAGAAGTGTAGATTATGTAGCAGTATTATGGTGCCATATTGATGTTACTGACTTCCCTGGCAATAATACACATCAAAAACCAGCAGGCAGCAGATTGCATATCATTGATCCTATAGCTATGAGAAGTAGATTTTTAAATCACTCAGTCATGCATGAAGTAAGCCCTGTGCCTGGTACTTTTTTAATACATCCTTCATATCTTTTTCATACATCCGAGATTAATTTAGGAAGGGTAGATACGATAGCCCTTGTTACCAATATCAAGGTAAAAGAAACAGTAAGAAATTACGCTACTCTATAATGGCTAAATTTAGAATTACGGCAATTAAACCTATTACCAACGAACAAAAAGTTTTTTGGTATGACAATATGTCTTCTATGGTATTTGACGAACAAGGTACAATTATTGACTTTGGAAGACCAGCACAAGAATATAAAGATTTCCCTGTTAAAACAAGTGTTGACTCACCTGCAGGCAAAAATAAAGATATTCAAGTACTTAAAATACAATTAGGTTTATCTTGTAATTATGAGTGTACATATTGCAATCAACGTTTTGTACCTCATGCTGATGAAACCACAAAAGACGATGTAGCTCCATTTTTAGAAACATTACCTACTTGGTTAAAGGGTGATGGGTCAGATCTAAGAGTAGAGTTTTGGGGTGGTGAACCCTTTGTGTATTGGAAAACATTAAAACCTTTAGCTGAGGGCATTAGAGCTTTATATCCTAATGCTCAATTTAATATTGTTACTAATGGCACAATATTAGATTTAGAAAAAAACCAATGGCTAGATGAAATGAACTTTGGTGTGGGTGTTTCTCATGATGGTCCAGGTTATCATGTAAGAGGCGTTGATCCATTTGATAACCCAGAACAATTTGCAATGATTATGGATTTATGGAATAGATTAGGTCCTAAAGGCCGTATGAGTTTTAATGCCATGATCCATAAAGATAATCCAAGCCGTTCTGCAATAAGTAAATGGTTTAAAGATCGTTTAGGATTTGATGTACCTATTGGTGAAGGTGCATTTATTGATCCTTATGATGAAGGCGGTAAAGCTGTTTGTATGTCAGATCAAGCTGATCATATAGAATTTAGAAACAATTCCTTTAATGAAATACGTAAAGGTGAAGCACAGAACTTTGATATTTTAAATACTAAAGTCAAAGGATTTGTTAACTCAATCTTAAACAAAAGACCTGCTTCATCACTAGGACAAAAATGCGGTATGGATGATCCTAGTAAGCTTGCAGTAGATTTAAAAGGCAATGTATTAACTTGTCAAAATGCTTCTAATGTAGCTACAAGTTTTAATGGTAAAAGTCATTTAATTGGACATATATCTGACTTTGAAAACATTAAATTAAATACAAGCACACACTGGAGCCATCGTAAAGATTGCCCTAATTGCCCTGTGTTACAAATCTGCCAAGGCTCTTGTATGTTCCTTGAAGGTGATATGTGGGATTTAGCTTGTAACAATGCTTATTCAGACAACATTCCTTTCTTTATGGCTGGATGGGAATTATTAACTGGAACTATTCCTTATTTTATCGATGGACCACAAGCTGATGATCGTAAGGACATCATAGGTGCTGTTCATGGAATACCTAAAAAGAAAACATTTACCATACACGCTATATAGGACACTATGAAAAAACTTATTCTATTATTAATTGGCTTATGCTTAATGGGATGTACTCTCTATACATGGGCTGATACCACAGTCATTCAAAATAAGGGGATGCCCGTTGGTAGTGCCATTGCTCCTAGTATGTCTGCATTTAGCCAAGATGTTTGTGCTGTTCCCGTCAGTGGGGCTGGGAACATTGGCGTTTTATCTTTGTCTGGCGGTACTGTATTACTTGATGATAACTGCGTAAAGATTAAGTTAGCTAAAACATTAAATGACTTAGGACTCAAAGTAGCCGCAGTATCAGTCTTGTGTCAAGACCCTAAAGTATGGGATGCCATGATAAATTCGGGTAGTCCTTGCCCAATAATGGGAATGGTAGGAGATGCAGCATTAAAAGAACATTATAAACAAAGACCAGAGTATTTTAGAAAGTTATTCGGTGAAGATTACTATCAAAAACTTGTAGTTCCTGTATTGGACTCTAAAAAATGATAGCAGTTTATGCAATTAAATGCATTGAAAATAATAAGTCTTATATTGGGGTTTCTAACAATATAAATAAAA